GGGTTTGTTAATTTGGTGTCGGGCGGAACAACAGAAACAATTTACTACAACAACATATCAGGCAACACACTTGGTAATTGTTTTAGAGGGCAGAACGGCACAACAGCATCCAGTTTTTCTGTAGGTTCTACAGTTAACGTGCCTAATCTTCCAGCCATTACAGTCTGGCCCACCCCAGACAATGTGCAGACTTATCAGTTTGTCTACTGGCGCATGCGCAGGACGCAGGACGCGTCTCAGTACGGCAACAACGTCATGGACGTTCCATTCAGGTTTATTCCGGCAATGATTGCGGGGCTTGCTTATTACGTTGCACTCAAAGTGCCAGACGGCATGCAGCGTTTACCAATACTGAAACAACAATACGATGAGTTCTGGGAACTTGCCGCTTACGAAGATCACGAAAAGGCTGCTTTGCGCTTGGTGCCAAGGCAGATGTTCATAGGTGGTGGTATTTAAATGGGTAATCGGTTTTCATCCGGCAAGAACTCGATTGCCGAGTGTGATCGGTGCGGATTCCAATTTAAGCTTCGGGAACTTAAAAAAGAGGTCATCAAGACAAAGACGTATGATCTCAAAGTTTGCCCGCAGTGTTGGGACCCAGATCAACCTCAGCTTCAACTGGGTATGTACCCGGTTGATGACCCACAAGGTGTACGAGATCCAAGACCGGATACAACGTATATTACTTCTGGGCGTAGTGGTTTGCAAGTTCAACAGGGTGGCGGCACCAGCGTTTTGCAAAACGGTGAGAATGAGGGAGGTAGCCGAATCATTCAGTGGGGTTGGAACCCTGTCGGTGGATCGGAGTTTTTTGATGCAGCACTTACGCCAAACAATTTGGCTTTGACCGTTGCAATCGGTACAGTTACAATCGCTACAACGTAGGAGTTTATGATGGCTAAAAAACACGAAGACGAAGCAGAAGACAAGAAACTCATCAAGTCTATGCTCAAGAAAGAAGAGAAAAAGCTTGGCGTCAAAAAGATGGCTAAAGGCGGAGTGACTGGTAAGTCTATGCGCGCTGTGGGTCGCAATTTAGCACGTGCACAAAACCAGAAACCTGGGAGCAAGTAATGGCTAAATTCAGCATGAAAAAGGGCGGCAAAGAAGTAGGTCCTGCATCTACTTACGCAGCTCCCCATACTTCTGGCGGTAAAGCGCTAGAAGAAAAAGACATTGGCTTTTCTGTTGAGATGCCTACTCGTAAGAATTGGACTCCGCTAAACGGTGGCGTTTCTATTGGGCACAACGACATGGTTGAGTCTACTGGTATTGAGACACGTGGTAACGGCGCAGCCACCAAAGGCAGAATTGCTAGAGGACCAATGGCGTGACCTACACGGAGCTTGTAACTGCAATTCAGTCCTACACGGAGAACCAGTTCCCCGCTGTATACCTTGCTGATGGAACGACAGAATCTAGCACATCGCAGATCAACCGTTTCATCGAGCAGGCTGAGCAACGCATTTACAACACGATTCAGTTCCCAAGTCTTCGCGCTAATAAGATTGGTACTTTGACAGCGGGCAATTCTTATTTGTCTTGCCCCAATGACTTCTTGTCTGTGTACTCTCTTGCTGTGATCAGCAACGGCACTTACACATATTTAATTAACAAGGATGTCAACTTCATCCGTGAAGCGTTTGCCAGTACCAATTCTTCTTTTTATCAGCAGCCACAGTATTACGCACTCTTTGGTCCCCAGTACGGCAACGTTGCCGAGCTGAGCTTTCTTCTTGGACCAACACCAGATCAGTCGTACGCTGTAGAGCTGCACTATTATTACTATCCACCCACAATTATCCAAGGCGCAATCACCGCTTTGACACTCACCAACGGCGGGTCTGGGTATACAAACGGTACATATTACGATGTGCCGATCACAGGCGGTAACGGCAATTCAGCTACTGCAACCATCACGGTTGCGGGCGGTATCGTCACAGGTATTACCCCAACAACAGGTGGAGCGTTCTACTCTGTTAATGATGTAGTTAGCGCGTCTGGTTCTTATATTGGTACAGGCGGTTCTAACTTCACGGCTTCTGTCAGCGCTGTATCTAACTCCACAGGCACAACCTGGCTTGGAGACAATTACGATTCTGTACTGTTGTACGGTTGTTTAGTTGAAGCTTACACGTTCATGAAGGGCGAAGCCGATATTATTTCGTTGTACAACGAGAAGTACAAAGAAGCGCTTATGGAAGCAAAACGTTTGGGCGACGGACTGGAGCGCCAAGATGCCTATCGTTCTGGTCAGTATCGTCAGAAGGTAACATAAAATGGCATTTACTGGCAATTGGGCTTGCGATGTATTTAAGACCGGGATGATGAACGGGGTTTATAACTTCACGTCCGGCAACTTCTATATTGCGCTTTACACCAACTCCGCAACCCTGAACCAAACCACACAGTCTTATACCAATGCTGGTGAGACATCAGGTTCTGGTTATACCGCAGGCGGTCAGTTGCTTGTGATCAATCAGGTTCCAACAACAGGTTCAAGTGGAGATACAGCGTATGTGTCTTTTGCCAATGCTGTTTGGAACGGTGTGATTAGCGCACGAGGTGCTCTTATTTATTTGAATAATGGCACAACAAACCCAGCAGTTTGTGTTTTAGATTTTGGTTCGTCCAAGACTTCTAACGCCACATTCACAGTTCAGTTTCCAGCCGCAACCAATACATCGGCTATTATTCGCATTAATTAAGGAGTCAAGATGGCTAACGAAATTTCAAACATTGGAGACAACGCAGTCGCTTCGCTCCAAACTAAAGTTAATGTTCCAGCAGGTATGGGCATCGAGGGTTGGTACCACGTTGTCTGCCGCGACAAAGACGGCAACATCAAATGGGAAGAAGAATTTCCTAACTTAGTAGTAGCTGTAGGTAAGCAATTGATGCTTGATACATTACTCAAAGGTTCTAGTTATTCTGTGACCGGACCCTACCTTGGTTTGTTAAACGCAAGTATTACTGCTGCTGCAACAGACGTTATGAGCACCATCGTTCCGTCTAAAGAGTTTATAGCTTATACAGTGGGCGGATCAGCCGTTCGTGGTACAGCAGCTTTTGCTTCATCTACCAGTACAGGTTCTACTCCTTCTAACGTAACATCCTCGACAGCAACGGCAGTTACCTATACAATTACAGGCAGTGGCGGTACAGTTTACGGTTGCTTCTTGGTACTCGGTACAGGTGCTTCTAGCACTCAAGGCAACACAAGCGGTACTCTTTACTCTGAGGGTAATTTCAGCGTAGCCAAGACAACAACTGCAGGCGATACGGTTTCAGTGACCTACTCTACAACAGCTACTTCCTAATTGGAGTAAGTAATGGCGTTTCTAATTAAAGACAGGGTCCTTGAGACTTGCAGTTCCCCAGGCACAGGAGCAGTTACGCTTCTCGGTGCGGTCACGGGATACCAGTCTTTTAGTGGCGCCTTCTCCTCTACCAACGGAACCACAACCTATTACTGTATTGCTGATCAAGGCGGTGCAAACTGGGAAGTGGGACTGGGCACTTGGAACACAGGAAATACCTTAAGCCGTACAACAGTTTACGCATCCAGCAACGCAGGTTCTACAGTTAACTTTGCCTCTGGTACACAAAACGTATTTTGTACATATCCTGCTGAGCAAGCTCTTTACTTGGGCGGACCACTTGGCACACCAAGCTCTGGAACACTCACCAACGCAACAGGACTACCGATTTCCACTGGTGTATCGGGTCTTGGTACTGGCGTAGCCACAGCGTTAGCGGTTAACGTAGGTTCTGCGGGTGCTCCAGTTGTTAATGGTGGCGCATTAGGTACGCCTTCTTCTGGTACTGCTACAAACTTAACTGGGCTACCACTCACAACTGGGGTAACAGGTATTCTTCCTATCGCCAATGGCGGTACAAACGCAAGCACAGTTTCAGGTGCACAAACTTCATTACAAGTCGATCCTGCGGGTACGGCCATTGCGATGGCAATTGCCCTCGGGTGATAAGGATAAAACATGGCAAATACATTCACACGGTACGTCTCAAAGTCAGTAGGAACTACGCCTGTAGTGCTAGTAACTGCCGCATCTGCAACGCAGACAACTGCAATAGGGTTAACATTGTCAAACACTACAAGTAGCCCTATTACTGCAAGCGTATACATAACTGCATCTGCGGTGAACTACTACCTTGTTAACAATGCTACGATTCCTGTAGGAGGTTCTTTAGCTTTGTTTGGTGGGGATGGTAAGGTTGTATTAAATACTGGCGATGCTTTCACCGTTGTCTCTGGAACTGCAAGTTCTATGGACTGTGTGCTTTCAGTTTTACAAATCACATGATAGGCTAACCATGTACATAGGCAACACCGTCATAACCCAAGGGTTTACACCGCAGGTAGATTTCTTCAGCGGTAATGCAAGTACGACTGCGTTTACGCTGTCTCGCCCAGTAGCGTCTGTATATCAGATGATTGTTA